TTAGGTTTTGAAACAGCATGGATGGCCCCTAGGCGCTGCTGCTAGAATTCGTGCGAACAGATCTTGGAGATATAGGTCGCATGGTTAATGTTCGAATAGCTCTGCTGGGCGTGAGCCTTGGACTGGCCGGGATGGCTGCGCAAGCTGAGCCGTTATGCGACTGCAGCAAAATAGTTGGGCAGTGCGCGGCTTCAATCAAAATGAAATCGTTGAGTGGTTCGAAGCCATCGTTCACAGCAAACTATACGATCACATCGACAACGGCGAGTTGCTCGAAAGTCTCCTACAACATTGATGGTACTCCTTACTTCAACATTCTGGCGGGCACGAACAGTGTTGAAGAAAGCACCTTCGGTACCGAACCGATCTCCATGAAGAACTTCTCCGCCCTACGCTGTGAGATCTGTGCATCAGCAGCGAATCAGCAAGGGAATGAAGGTGCTCGTCCTCCTTCTGTCAATCAAATTGACCCAAGAATTGCTCGCTTCGTGGGTAGCTGGAGAGGAACGCTGAAATGGATGCTCTTCTCAGACCCGGTTACTATCGAACTAGAGGTGCGGCAAGGACGCCTGACTGGGCGGGTGATTGGAAAAAGTGGCACATCTGAGTTCACCAGCGTTACCGTCCACGGCAATTCCATTACTTACGGCTTCATTGGTATGGATGGAGGCACCTATTCCTACACAATGGCCCTTCAGAGCGAACACTCTGCAAAAGTGACCAGCAACGGCAGCCTGAGCTTTGACGGAGTTGTACGACGCAGTAACTAGTCTGCTGGGCGGTAGGTTGAACTGCTCACGCCGCCTTGTTCTTTGCAGCGCGCTTCGGATTTTTCTGTTCAATCTCTAAATCCATGTCGTTCCAGCCGGCCAGGAACCAGGAGCCGTGGAACGTGTGAGAGGCGAAAGGGTTGGCCATCTTGCCGCCACCGTTGCGGCGGCATTCCCGGCCAAGGTAGTAGACGCTGGGATGCTCGCCGCAATCGCTCATGGCTTACTTCTCCAGGGCTTTCCGCAGGTACGGGTCGATGTCGGCCTGGCCGAGCAGCCAGCGCTTGTAGTCGCGCGGGATGTCTTCGATCTTGGAGCCGGCATGCTTGCCGAAGCGGATGATCTTCGGGATGCGAGCGTCTTCGGAGATTTCCCAGAGCTCTTCCCAGCTGGCCACCGGTCGCCCCAGCTGCGCCTTCAGGGTGCTGAATATGGCGGCCAGGAGGCGACGGCAGTTCTTCACATCATCAAGCGCGGCGTGGGCGTTTCTCAGAAGCTCGGGAGCTTCCGACCGGTAGTGGAGATAGATCATCGCCGACTGGGTGTGCGAGTCAGCGTCCGGCCAAAGCATCGAGCTCAGGGCCTTGGTGCAGATGCGCTTGATATCCGGCTTGCCGATCACCCCCCAGTCGTAATCGACGTTGTGACCGATCAGGTAGGTGGCGTCTTCTGGCAGCTTGAAGGAATCATGCGGCGGGCAGTCGACCAGATCTTCGTCCAGGATGTGGCTGGTTGCCAGGGCGCCAAGTTCGATGGGCTTGGATGGCTTGTAGCGCTGCAAGAACTCGCCGGTTACGGCCAGGCCGGCACCGAGCTGCAGCCAGGCGGCCTCAACTAACTCGGGGTTGTTCAGGCCGGTGGTTTCAGAGTCGAAAATGTAGGCGGTCATATGAGGTCCATCGCGGAAGAGGAAGGGGTGGCAGCAGCGGGCTGGACTGCTGCTCATGAGCAATCAGAACGGGATTTCGTCTGAGAAGTCAGGCGGTGCGCCGTAGTCGTAGTTGTCTTGCTGGGCGTATCCGCTGGATACCTGCGCTGACTTCGGTCGACGGTCATGCACTGGCTTCTTCATCAACTGCTGGACCATCTTTTCCAGCTTCGCTGGGGTAGTGCAACGCGGGTCGAGGATCTCGGATGCCGTCTTTTCCGATTCGGCGCTGAATGGCGCGTAAATGATCGGTCTCGGCATGCCGGTCTGGCTGCTCTTCTCGATCTCCATCTGGATGAGAAGGCCGATAGGCTTCTTCAGGAGCTCGGGGAAGCCAGGGGCGGTGACCTGCTCGCGCTGCTTGGTGTCGTTGTTCCATTTCTCGAACTGGGTTGGCTGCGGGGCGCCGACGGTGCGCAGCTGCAGGCAGGCCATGATGGCGTTCATCATCGCGTAGCCGCCCTCGTTGCGGGTGCCGTGCTGATAAGTCAGATTGAGGTAGAAGGTCGCCTCGGCACCGTCGCGGCTCTTGAAGGTGAAGCCGATACCGGTCGACCCGGTTTCTTGCTTCTCCATGTACTCGGCGCGCAGGAACTCGCCAATGAACTTACCAGCCTCGTCGATGAAGGCTGACTTGTTGTCCGCGGAGCGCGCGGCATTTGCGTCCAGATTGAACATTGAGAAGGCTCCTATGCGGCCTGAGTTGTGTTGGTGAGGTCGTAGTACTCGCAGATCGCGGCATCGACCAGGGCGAGGTCGTTGTCGATCATCGCCTCGTTGAACATGCCCATCGGGGCTTTGGTGGTGTCCGACCCGTTGTTTCGGGTGCTGAACAGATGCTGGCCGTCGCTGACCACAGAGCGCAAGACGATGGTGACCATGCCTTCCAGCGTGATCTTATCGTCCAGCATCTTGCCGATGGTCTTCATCTTGATCTGACCGGCGTCCGTCTCCTCGGTGTGGCTAAGGATGTAGACGCGAACGTCATCGGGCAGACCGAGCAGTGCCTCGAAGATGTTCCAGGTGTGCCGGCCGATCTCGGTGAACTTGTCGAACCCTTTCTCCTCGCTCCGGCGCATGAACTCGTTGGCCAGGATGTACTGGAAGTCGTCGATCACGATCACCTTGCGCTTGGTCTGGCGGCAGGCGCCGATGACCTTGACCCAGTTGTCGGTGACATAGGACTTCCACGCTTTAGAGCCGGGGAAGGGAAGCGGCTTTTTGATGACCTGGACCAAAGCCACATCATCAGGCTTGAAGTTGCGCAACGACGCGCTCTTGCCGGCCCCGGACTTGCCGAGGATCAGGGTTACGGTTGCCATGCGGCACCTCAGCTGGGTTGGTTGTCCCACTGCCGCTCAATGCGAGCGGCCTCTTCTTCGTACTCTTTGCGCTCATCGCCCTGGTACCGCTCAGGCGAGAACGATCCGACCGTGCTCCAGTCGAGCTGGGCGGCCAGGCGGGGTGTTGTGTTCATGGGCGCCTCAGTAAGAAATGGCGATGTTCGGGATCTTGCGCTGAGCGATCAGGGTGATCGCCTGCTTTGCGCACTGCTCGGTCATGCCGCCGGCCACGAAGGCCTCCAGGGCGGCGCGGTTGATGCTCGCCCGGTGCGCCTTGTCGGCCTCGCGGGCTTCTTGCTGGCGAAGAATCTCCGCGGCAGCGGCATCAGCACGGCGGCGCTCGTCTTGACGCGCCTGCTCGGCAGCCTCTTCGGCCTGGCGGGCGGCAGCCTGCCGTTCTTGCTCGGCACGCTGCTCGGCGGCTACGCGATCGGCCTCGGCCTGAGCCTTGGCGCGCTCCGCCTGCTCGGCCTGCAGTTTCAGCTCAAGTTCACGGCGGTCTGCTGCTGCTTTTGCCTCCTGCTCACGGCGCTGGGCGGCTTCGCGCTCGGCCTGGGCCTTATGCTCGGCCTCCAGCCGGGCGCGCTCTGCTGCTTCCCGGGCGATGCGCTCCTCGCGCTCCTTCTGCTCACGGGCGGCAGTCTCAGCGCGCAGACGCTCCAACTCTGCCTGCTCGGCTTCGTGCTTTTCCTGCCTGGTCAAGGATGCGCGTAGGGATTCCAGCGTTTTGGCCTTGGCTTGATGCGCCTCCGCTTCGAACTCTTCAAAGCCTTCGTCAATTACAACTGCTTCGGCCTGACTGATCTTGAAGCGGATACCCTCCGCAAACAGCGTTTCAACGTCCACCAGGTCGCGCAGTTGCTGGATGCGAGCCTGGTGTCGGTCAACCCGATCATCTTCGGCAGCCTGCCATGCGTTCAACGGACGGCGGACTTCTTCCTGCCAAGCATCCAGAAGGTCACGCATGCGCTTGCGTTCGGCATCGACCTTCTTGGGAATCTCCTTGAGCTCAGCCACCAGCTCTTTGCCGACGTTGTCCAATGCGGTTTTGGAGCGGGCTACTTTGTAGGCGATCGAGGCGATAGCCTCACGACCTTTGCGAGTGGTCACATCCGGGACAAAGGCGTCGATCTCCTCGCGGATTTTACGAAGGTATGGGTCCAGGCCGTTGGCAGCCTGAAAGACCTGGAGCGCGGTGTCTTTCGGCGGCACTGCAGCCAGTTCGGTTTGTGCGGACATGCGAAACTCCCGCGCCGTCCATGCGGTGGGCGCTGACAAGTTGGTTATTGGGTGATGCAGCCGGCTAGGGCGCTTGCGAGCATCCAGGCGGTGCACAAGGAGAGGGTGATGAAGCTGCCGCGCCACATGGCGAAGCGACGGGCGCGTTGGTAGCCTGTCATGGCCGCACGCGGACGGCGATGCGCCGGCCCTTCATTGTCACGCCAAGACTGCGCTTGAGGCTCGCCACTGGCGTTTCCCGCGGCAGGCCGACGGCCTCGTTGAATGGGATGCCGAAGCTGATCACCGCAAGCGTGCGCTCAATCTGCTCCAGTTGCTCATCGATCAAGGACTTCACAGGTGCTGTGCTCATGCCACTCTCCCGTTGGTTTCCATCCATTGCTCGTGTTCGCGCTCGATGATGCGGTTCAGACGCTCGGTGTAGCTGCGCTGCTCGGCCAGGTCGATGGCGCCGGTGAGGCCGGCCAGGTCGATGGCCATGACCAACTCGCCGCGCAGGATCTCGTTGAAGTTCGCGCAGATCGCTGTGAAGCGGGAGTCGATGATGTCTACCACCGCCTGACGGGTACCCTTGTTCATGCTGTCCTCCGGACGGCGCCTGAGCCGCACATGGCTTCCATCTTGTCGAGAGCCGAGACGATCACTCGGCGGCTGTCTGCACGCTGGCGTTCATCGCGCTCGCGGATCATCGTGTTCCAAGCCTCGTTGTTCGCCCGGGCCTGCTCCGAGGTCAGATGGTCAACCCATGACGGGTCGCCAAAGAGCTGGTACTGGCGATCTACCTCGCGCGCCTGGGCGCTGTCTGCGTAAAGCTCATGCTCGCGAGCCATGGTCGCCTCCAGGTGGTGGGTTACTCGGTGGGTGGAGAAGGGAGGGGCTGCCAGTGGGTCGGTTTCCAGCTTGAAGCCCAACTGCTTTGCGGCTCTTCCCACGAGAAGTACGGCGGATATCCTAGGGAGTGAGCAATCGAGCCCTTGCCGTATTCGCGGTAAAGCGACTCACGGGCACCGTATTGTTCGTTCCAAGCAAGAACCCTGGTCCCAACCTCCGGCAGCCTGTCGCTGCACTTGATCCAGGCGCTCATGGCTTCACCCGGGCGGCGAGCATGGCCTTGCCGTATTCGTAAGCCATGCTTGCGGTATGAGCCGGGTCGCTGTTCGAGTGATAGCTGCCGCTTCCATCGTCGCCAGGCCAAGACAGAAGTCCGACAAGCGCCTTAGCCGCGAAGTAATCGAGCAGGGTCATACCTGACATAAGCTGCTTGGCCTCGTCGACACGAGATGGCTGGAAGGTGTCGTGGTCATACGAGACCGGGAACGCCGGTCCGCCTGTGTCTTTGCTCATCGTGAAAGCCTCAGTAGGACCGCATTGGCCAGGAGCCAGGCGCGGGTGACCAAACCCACCGTGAAAGGTGGCCTGGCGCCTGCCAATGCGGTCGTATGTGAAGGGAAGGTGTGAAGCGTGAAAGCCCGAGTACTGCCCGGGCTTTCATCAAAGGTATTGCTCTCTGAGGCAGTGCCGAGCTGGAAGGCCTCGGCGCGCTGTCCTGTTACATGGCGAATCCTCCAGTGATCGCACGCTGGAATCGCAGCGGCACTCAAGAAGGGGATGCGGGATGCATCGGTGGCCACTCTCCGGGGCAAACCGGGTGTCGGGACGCCTCACCATGCGGCGAGACGCTACCCACGCTCACAATTCGCGGCGATCAACTCGCGTTCAGAGTGGCCACCGATGAAACCTGCGATGGGGAGCAGGGCATCGGGCCGTCTTTCCGGCTGTCGTGGAATCAGGCTGGATCGTAGGTGGCGGCGAAGATGTCAGGCTTGCAAGGGTATCGCTCACCCTTCACGCCAGTGATGATCCAGTCAGCAGGGCAGACGATATGGCCGCCTTCCAGAGTCTCGATCCATCCATGTTCATGCATGGTCTTCCCGCATTGCTTGCACTCGCTATTGCCTGAAACATACGGGTCGCGGAAATAGCGCACCACATCACCCTCCCAACCCTTCGCCTTACGTTCAGCAGCAGTGAAAATGCGCATCTCACCATCTTCAAGGCCGTCGTGGTCTTTGCTGTAGTCGTCCGGGTGATCGCCATTCTTGAACCACTGTACTGCTTCGATTACGACTGGCTTTTTGCGATACATCGGCATCGTCTTGCCCTCCAGGGCGGTTGATTTCCCGGATGCCACTCGCTGAATGGCACCTGGTGAAATCCCGGCCTCGCTACTGGCGACAGGCCGGGGTATCTCGTCAGCGGTGTGATTGCCGGGTACGTTTCCGGCGCTGAAGCCAACAGCCGATCGAATCAGGACCGCCATCAAGGCCTACTGGCTAACGGGGCTGGCGGCACACCAGCGCACTCCGTGACCGATATTCTCTCGTCGGTCAAAGCGCCCGGCTCTGTAGCGGCCGGGTAGGCTGTCGCGCGGCGACGGTCAGTTACTTCCACATGTCGATGCCCTCCGTTGCTCGCTCACTGGGCAGGCAGTGGCCACCTATCGAATCTGGGTGAATCTCCCTTCTGCCGCTGGGATTCGCGGGGCGCATTGCTTGCCGGGTCATTCGCGCGGTTCGAGCGTTTCGCTCTCGATCAGCCGTGCAGGGTGTTCCTGCCGTGGGCGGGCTATCTGACCCGTCTGATCGCCGGTCGCCGGTAGAGGCAATGCGGTCTGTTGGTGTTTCGGTGTTGCGCTGGCTTGTTAAAGAGCGATCGGCTTGAGGGCCTCCCGAGGGGCTGTGTAGCGCCGCCCGGTGATGTGAACATTAGGCATTCCTTCTTTTTTCGTCAATAGGTATTCCTAACTTTTTTGCGAAAGCATGAAAAAGCCCGCGCTAGGCGGGCAAAGAGGGATGCTGAAAATCAGTCTTCCTTGGGTACGACCCAGCTCAGCCGGACGGAGCCGTCCTCGCGCGGAGCGATGGTCACATTGTCGTTCTCGGCCACCTCGTCAAGGAAGCGCTCCCAATCTTCCTGGGCCTCATGTTCGGCCTTGGCCAGGATGACGGAGCGTGAGCTTTGAGCTGCTGGGGAATTGACGATCTTCTGGATGCGGGCACCCATCAGCTCGTATCGCGTAGGCGGGGTAGGGGCTTGGGACTTGGATGCGGTCTTGGTTTTGGCCACGGTAAAAACTCCATGTGCTGTATGGATGTACAGTAAATAATATGGAGGTCAGTGGCAATACTGGATAGAGCACATTTGTACTCTTTTGGTGGGCAGGCATAAAAAAGCCCACCGAAGTGGGCAGAGAGGGATCTTTAGCCTGGTCATCTCAATCTGTTTCGTCGCTCTGGCCTTCGGGTTTCCACCTAGCGATTAGGTCTACCAGCAGCTCGGCTATGGCGTCGCTGTTATCCGAAAGCACTTCAAGATGCTCGCTTATCCGCTCGGACGTATCAGTCGACCCCCGCTGGTCGATCCAGATTCCAATCTCCTCGATTGCAGCACCGAGAGCATTGATGTTTTGGTTTAGTCGGCTGAGCAGGGCTGGGGTCGGATCGTCTGGAAGGTCGGTCATGGCGTTTCCTCGTGCTGATGAGGAGAGCCTAGCAGGCAAAGAAAAGCCCGCACTGCTATGCGGGCTAACGTAGGGAAATCGGATGTGTCTTCACTGTGCAGGGTAGGGCGTGAAAAAAGCGTGAAGGCATGAAGCATGAAAAAGCCCCACTGAGCCTAAGGATTGGCCTTATAATCCGGCCGCGCAGGGGGACAGA